GCGGAGAGTTGACGCGATGATCGTGGGGGCGGCGTGATGGAGATCACCGTCAAGGTCGAAGGCGTAGAGAAGCTCGCTCAGGACCTGAGGGAGCTCGGGACAAAGCGCATCCCCAACTACGTGGCGAGATCCCTCACCATGCTTGCCGAGCGCGTGCAGGATTCGATGGAAGCAGAGACGCGGGCGCACCTGACCGTCCGTGGAACGTGGCTCCGAAAAGGGACGCGATTCGGCATCAATCGCATCGCTGCAACAAAGGACAACCTGACGGCGACGGTATGGACACAGGCGGGATGGCTGATTGCAGAAGAGCGGGACGATGTAAGGCGTCCCGTTGGCGGCAGGCTACTGGCCGTGCCCTTGCCTTCTATACGCCCAGGCAGGCTCAACCCTGAAGTCTTGTCTGTAGCCAAGAAGCCCCGCAACTTTCCAGGGGCATTCCTAATGCAGACCAAATCAGGGCCGATGATCATGCAGCGCCAAGGGAAGGGGAGAATCAGCAGCCTTGTCCCACTCTATGCGCTCAAGAAGCAGGTGCCCATCCCGCGACGTGTGCACCTGATACAGACAGCAGGAAAGACGATCAATGAAATGTACCAAGGAGTCATGGGTGAGATGGTGCAAAGGGCAATCGACGAGTCAACAAGGTGACGTGTCAAGGATCGACGGGTCCTCCCCAAGAGAATCCATCGAGGGTACCTCGCGACCCCGATAACTTGCCAGAGCCAGCGCCATAAAGGGTTGATTATGAAAGGGTATCGTGGGGGTAAGTTTTTACGCCTCTCAAAGACTGATCTTGCCGAGGCTCGCGGGGTCAGTCTGAACACTGTTTACGGTTGGGTACGACAGGGGGTCCCGAAGAACAAAGACGGCACGTTCGACCTCCCGGAAGTGTCCGGGTGGCTCGACAAGAGGGGCGCCTCGAAAGTCGGCAGTCTGGAAAAGGAACGGGCCCGCCTGGCCCGGGAGCAGGCCGACAAACTCCAGATGGAGAACGCACAGACCCGTGGCGAGCTCGTTCACGTGGACGATGCGGCCTCCGCCGTCGAGTCCATCATCATTGCGATCCGCGCGAAGGCCCTTTCCCTGGGGACCAAACTCGCTCCCCAGGTCGTGGTGTGTAACAACGTGAACGAGGTGAAGGCGATCATCGATGCAGGCGCTGATGACTTCCTCCGCGAACTCGCCGAAATCAACCCCGCAGGGACTCGAGGGACTGAACAGCGCGATCCGGAAGCGGCTCCGGCTGGCCCTGCCGCCGCCGAAGCTGTCCGTCAGCGAGTGGGCCGACCGAAACCGCGTCCTGTCGCCAGAAAGCAGCGCCGAGCCCGGGGCATGGACAACAAGCCGCGCTGAATACCAGCGGGGGATCCTCGACGCCTTCTCGGATCCATCGATCGAGGACGTCACAGGGATGACGTCTGCGCAGGTAGGTAAGACCGAGATCCTGAACAACGTGGTGGGCTACTACATCGATCAGGATCCTTGCCCGATGCTGATCGTCCAGCCCACGATCGAGATGGGGGAGACCTGGAGCAAGGACCGGCTGGCGCCGATGCTCCGGGACACGCCCATCCTGCGAGGCCTGGTCAAGGACCCCCGCTCGAAGGACTCCGGAAACACCCTGCGGATGAAGGAATTCCCCGGCGGCCGGATCGCCATCGCCGGAGCGAACTCGGCGGCGTCCCTGGCCTCGAGGCCGGTGAGGATCGTCCTCCAGGACGAGATCGACCGCTTTCCGCCCTCCGCCGGGTCGGAAGGCAGCCCCTCAAGGCTCGCCGACAAGCGAGCCCAGACCTTTTGGAATCGCAAGCGGGGGAAGTTCTCGACCCCGACCGTGAAAGGCATCTCGGCGATAGAGGCGGAGTGGGAGCGAAGCGACCAGCGGCGCTACCACGTCCCCTGCCCCTTCTGCGGAGGCCTCCAGGTCCTCCGTTGGGGACAGATAAAGTTCACCAAGGACGACAAGGGCCTCCCGGGCGACGTCCACTACGAATGCGAGCATTGCCGGGCGAAGATCTACGAGCCCGACAAGCTCCGGATGATCCGGAACGGCCGGTGGGTCGCCGGGCGGCCGGAAGTGCGTGGCCACGCCGGATTCCACCTGAACGAGCTGTACTCCCCGTGGTCGTCCTGGCAAAAGATCGTAGAGGACTTCCTCGAGGCCAAGAAGAGGCCCGAGACGCTGAAGGTCTGGGTCAACACCTCCCTCGGCGAAACGTGGGAGGAAGAGGGCCTCACCGTCGACGACGGCTCTCTCCTGTCCCGCCGGGAAGAGTACACCGCCCCGGTGCCGTTGGGAGCCGCGGTACTCACCGCCGGCGTGGATGTCCAGGACGATCGGCTGCTCGTGAAGGTCAAGGGGTGGGGCCGCGGCGAGGAGTCCTGGCTGATCGACTGGATCACGATCCCCGGCCGGCCAGAAACGGATCCGAAGGTATGGGCGGACCTGGACGCGGTGCTGTCCCGGGTGTGGGCGCATGAACTGGGGACCACGCTGAGGATCGCCGCCGCCTGCATCGACTCCGGCGGCCACGCCACGAAGCAGGCGTACGACTTCGCCCGCACCCGTGGCCACCGCCGGATCTTCGCCATCAAGGGGATCGGAGGGCCCGGGGCCCCGGTCATCAAGCTCTCGACCCGGAAGAACAAGGGGAAGGTCGTCCTCGCCCTGGTCGGCGTGGACACCTGCAAGGGGCTGATCTACTCGAGGCTGCAGGTCGAGGAGTACGGCCCTGGGTACATGCACTTCCCGAAGCGCCCCGAGATCGATGAAGAGTATTTCAAGCAGCTCACCGCCGAGAAGCAGATCACGAAATTCGTCCGGGGCTTCCCATCGAAGGTCTGGATGAAGACCCGGGCGAGGAACGAGGCGCTCGACTGCGAGGCGTACGCGCTCGCGGCCCTGGCCACGCTCAACGCGAATCTCGATCAACTGGCGCACCGCCTCGAGGCGCAGGCGGAACTTGCGAAAAAGGAACCCGCGCCTGTGCATCCCGATCATCCGCTGGCAAGTCCGGGAAGGATGCCTGGATCGCCTCCGTCCCGCAAGGGCTGGTCCTCAACCCACTGGTAAGAGGTACCCATGAACATTCCGAGCACGCTGCGCGCCGGGGATACCTGGACGTGGGTTGATTCCCTGCCCGATTACCCGGCTGCGACGTACACGCTGAAATATACCTTCTATCGGTTCGGGCAGGCAGCGGTGACTCTGGCCGCCGCAGGGTCGGGCACGTCCTTCACGACGACCGTCGTCCCGGCGAGTTCGACCTTTGCGGCGGGTGAGTGGGGATGGACCGCCTACGTCGAGAAGGGGTCGGGCGGTTCCCTGGAACGGTACACGCTCGCGGACGGCACGGTGAAAGTGAAACCGTCGTTGATCGGAGCGGCGGCGACAACCGACCTCCGGTCTCACGCCCAGAAGATGCTCGACGGTATCACGGCGGTCCTTGAAGGGAGAGCGTCTCACGCCGAGTCATCCCTCTTGATCAACGGTCGGGAGGTCCAGTACATAAAACCGGCGGACCTTGAACGATGGAAAGAGTCGTATCAGCGACAGGTCAACGCGGAGACCGGCAAGGCGGGAAGCACGATCGTCCGCATCCAATTCGGTGAAGCGACATGACCTTTATGGAGCGTCTGAAGTTCGTCTGGAAGGGATTGCGGTCCGTGCGCGCCTACGCCGCCGCGAAGATGGGGCGGCTCACGGGAGACTGGCTCGCCGTCGCGACTTCCATCGACGCGGACATCCGCTCGGGAATGATCCCCGTCCGGTCGAGGGCGAGGGACCTTTCGCAGAACAACGAGTACGCAAAGGCGTATCTTCGCGCTGTGAAGAAGAATGTCATCGGGTCGGAGGGGTTCAAACTCCAGGTAAAGCCGATTGAGTACGTCGACGGCCAGAAGAAACCGGATCGCCTCGCGACGAACATCCTCGAACAAGCGTTCAAGGAGTGGTCGAAACCCGACACGGCGACGGTCACGGGGAAAGTGTCGTTTCGCAAAGCGCAGGAGATAGTGATCGAGACGGTAGCCCGCGACGGCGAGGCGTTCATCCGTCTGATCCGAAACGAGAACATCAACCGGTTCGGCTTCTCCCTGCAACTCATCGAACCGGACTGGATCGATGAAAAGTTGAACTACGAACTCCCGGGCGGGAGCGTCGTTCGCATGGGGATAGAAGTCGACAGATGGCGCAGGCCGGTCGCCTACTACCTGTCGACGAGGAATCACACGCTCGACGTATACGGGAACATTTTCGCCTCCGCTCCGCACGAACGAATTCCCGCGGACGACATGATCCATATGTTCGATCCGGAGCGTGCCGACCAGACGCGGGGGATTTCGTGGATGGCTCCCGCGATGCTTGGGATGCACAACCTGAAAGGATACATCGAGGCGGCGATCGTCAACGCAAGGTCAGGCGCGAACAAACTCGGATTCTTCCGCAACGCTGCGAACACCTCCGGGGAGTACACCGGGGACGGTACGGACGCATCGGGAAACAAGACGCTCCTCTGTGAGCCGGGGTCGTTCGAGGACATCGGCGACAAGGAGTTCACCCCGTACGATCCGAAATATCCCGAAGCGCAGTTCGATCCGTTCACAAAGTCGATCCTTCGGGGTATCAGCGCGGGACTCGGCGTTTCCTTCTCATCTCTGTCGAACGATCTCACGGAGGTCAACTTCTCGTCGATTCGCGCCGGCCTGATCGAGGAGCGCGAGACGTGGAAGTCGATCCAGTCGTGGATGATCGAGTCGATGCTCGATCGCGTGTATGGAGAGTGGCTGTTCATGACTCTGATGGTCGGGGCGGTGAACCTCCCCGCGACGAAGTATCGGAAGTTCAACGCGCCGACGTGGATCGGCAGACGGTGGGCGTGGGTAGATCCGCTAAAGGAAGTGCAGGCGTACAAGGAAGCGGTCGCGGCGGGGTTCAAGTCGGCAACACAGATCGTGGCGGAAGGCGGCGGAGACATCGCCGAGCTATACGCGGAGATGAAGGCGGAGAAGGATCTCGCGAAAGAGTATGGACTCGAACTCGACTTTGGATCAGGGGGTACGAAAAATGGCAAACAAGGCACCGACGGGAGTGCGGACGTTTCGGGTGGGGGATCGGGAACTGCCGACGCGGGAAACCCGGACGGTCAAACTGGATCGGGCGTCGGTAAAGGCGGAGGAAAGGTCGGTCGATCTCTCCTTCTCGTCTGAACTGCCGTATGTCCGGTGGTGGGGGATCGAGATCCTCGACCATGCGCCGGGGTGCATGAGGGACACCCGGACGAAGAACGGGATCTCCCTTCTCTATAACCACGGTCGCGATCTCCTGCTCGGCAAGTTGCGGGACGTGACCTGCGGCGACGATCGCGTCGGGCGAGGGGTCGCTCGGTTCGGGCGCGGCGCGGACGCGACCGAGAAGTGGCAGGACGTTCAGGATGAGATCCTCACCGACGTATCGGTGGGGTACGACATCCACTTCGCGAAGGAGATCCCCGCGAAGGAACTGCCGAAGGACTTGATGGAGATGGCGGCAAGGGAAAAGTTGCCGGTGTACCGCATTACGGACTGGGAGCCGTTTGAGTGTTCTCTCGTGACGGTCCCTGCGGACCCGACCGTCGGGGTCGGGCGAACCGAAGGGGCGGGTACGGAGAGCGAAGCGGTTCCTGTCGCTGTCGTTGACATACAGGTTGAGAAGGAAATGGAAAACACCAAAATGGAGGTACGGGTCATGGACGAAAAGAGCAAGACGGTGCAGGAGATAGAAGCCGACCTGAAGGTGCAGACCGAGCGGGCAGCGAAGGACGCAACGGCGGCGGCGCAGGCGAGGGTGTCCGGGATCTACGATCTCGGCGCGCGGTTCAGCAACTTCATCCCGAAATTCCTCGTCACGAAGGCGGTCGAGGAGGGGATGCCCCTCGACGAGTTCCAGAGGATGGTGCTCGCCCGCGTCGAGACGGGCAAGCCGATCGACACCCCGTTGGCGGAGATCGGGTTGTCGAACGCGGAAGTCAAGCGGTACAGCATCACGCGGGCGATCCTGTCCCAATGGAACGGGGCGAAAGAGCAGGGGGTCGACTCGTCCTTCGAGATGGCCTGCCATCGCGAAGTTTCGAAGCGCATCGGGCAGGACCCGCAGAAGGGCGGCATCTTCGTTCCCTACGAAATCATGCGTCAGCCCGCGACTCGCGGCGGGACGGGTCAGGTCCCGACAAACGGTCAGCGCGACCTGACCGTCGGTTCCGGGGCGGGCGGCGGCTACCTTGTCGGCACGGACAACCTCGGGAGCGAATTCATCGACCTGCTCCGCAACCAGATGCTCATTCGTCGCCTCGGGGCGCGGGTGCTCACCGGGCTGCGCGGCAACGTCACCATCCCGAAGCGGACGGCGGGCGTGACCTCCTACTGGGTCGGTGAGGCCACCGCCCCGACGGAGGGCGGGAACACCTACGCGCAACTCGCCCTGTCGCCGAAGAACGTCGGCGCGAACCTCGACTACACGCGGAACCTGCTGCTCCAGAGCAATCCGTCGGTCGACGGTCTCGTCAACGGCGATCTGGCAACCTCTCTCGCACTCGCGGTCGACCTCGCCTCGTTCCACGGTTCAGGAGGTTCCGGTCAGCCGCAGGGCGTGGTCGGCTCCTCGGGGGTCGGCTCCGTCACCGCGACCACCATCGACATGGCGAAGGCGATGGAGTTCCTGACCGATGTGGCGGCGGGGAACGCTCTCGCCTCGAACTGCGCGTTCGTCACGACCCCGGCGGTCGCCGCGATCTGCGCGAGCCGGGTGAAGTTCGCGTCCACCGCCTCGCCGATGTGGGTCGGGAACATCCTGGAGACCTCGGACATGATGGGGTTCCGGGGCTTCTCGTCCAACCAGATCACCGCGGGTTACATGCTGTTCGGCGACTGGTCGCAGGTCATCATCGCCGAGTGGGGCGGGCTGGAACTGGTGGTCGATCCCTACACGCAGAGCAAGAACGGGATCATCCAGGTCACCGCGTTCCAGACGATCGACGTCGGCGTGCGGTACGGCGGCGCGTTCACCCTGTCCACGAGCGTCACCTGATCCTGAATGGTACTCGGGATTGAAACCGGGGGAGCCGCGCTCGTCGGCGGCTCTCCCCTTACCTCGGGAGGGTCCATGAAGTCGATGAAGATCGTCATCACGAAGCCGACGGGCGGCGTGTTCGTCCAGCTGGAGAAGGGGTCGGTCGAGGCGAAGTTCGGCGAAGTGGTCGAAGCCCCGGAAAACGAGGCGAAGATTCTCGTCGGCATGAAGCGCGCGCGGCTTTACGATCCCGCCATTGACGCCCCGCCCGTGGTCGAGGAGGAAGTTGTCGTCTATTCCGGCGAGGAAACGATCGCCGAACCCGATGTCAAACCGCAAGGCAAGCCATCTCGAAAGAAGAAGGGGGAATAGCATGAGCGCGGAACATGGAGTTGTCACGGGCTTAAAACTGCTTCAGCAAGCAACGGTCACGACCACGAGCGTTTCGACCGGCGTGGACTGTTCCGCACTCGATGGGATCGTCACCGTGGCCATCTCGGGGACGATCTGCGGTGCGGGCGCGTCGAACGCCATCAAGGTCCGGCATTGTGCGACGCAGGGCGGGTCGTATGTCGACGTGCCGGGAGCGGCGATCGCACAGGGGGTGAACGCGGTGCTCCTCGACGCGGTGCAGTTCGACATCAACGGGCTGGACCCGTGGATCATCGTTTCGCACACCGTCTCGGGAACGTACTCCTCGGCGATCTGCGCCACGATCTTCGGGCGCACGAAGTAGCATGATCGATTTTGAGGGCTTCAACGCTGCGTTCCTCGACACGGACTTCCTCGGCAGGGACGCCGTCTGGACTCCTACGGGGCTTCCTCGCCGGACGATCCGTGTCGCGTTTTCCCTCGGCGTGGAGGATGTAACCCTCGGCGGGGACATCGTTCCGCAGGGGACGATCGCACAGGCCGGCTGCAAGTCGGCCGACGTCGATGGGATCAAGCAGAAAGAAACTCTCGAAATCGATGGCGAGACGTACGTCGTTTTGAAAATCCAACCCGACGAGACGGGATGGACCACGCTGTTCCTCGGGAAGAGGTACGGATGAGCGTTCGAAGCGAAATCCTCGCTGACATCGAAGCGGTCCTGAAAGGCATCCCGGACATCGGGGACGTCTTCGTCGGGAAGTACGAGCAGGTGGACCTTGATGCGCTGAAATTCCCGGCGATATTCATCTTCCAGGGGGACGACCAGGAAGCGATCGAAACCATGGGGACGGAGACGTTCACATGGCGAGTCGTCGTTGAGGCCTGGTGCAAGGATGCGGAGGCGGAGACGGTATTTGCCGCGCTGCACATGGAGTTGTCCCGGGACTATACCCGCAGCGGAAACGCGCTGAACTGCAGGCGCACCGGATCGGACGTGCTCTCCCTGGATCCGGGCCGGGGGCTGATTGCCCTGCAGCAGACGTACGAAATTCTTTATCGGCACCCGTACGGGCAGCCGTAGGAGGGTTCCATGTCCAAATCCATGACGATCACCACGCGCCCGGCGGGTTCCAAAGTTGTGGAAATCGACCCAGTGACCGGAGACGAAAAGGTTATCTCCGAGGATCCGCCGACCAAACCGAACGAATGGCCCGGAGGGAACGCCCCGCCGGAAATCATTGAAAAGTCTATGAAAAAGGTAAAAAAGGGAGGGGAATAAGCCATGCTGACCAGAAAAGTAACGCTCCTTGCGAAGAAGGAGAGCGTCTACGGGACGGATCCGACCCCTGTCGTAGCGGATGCCGTCCTCATCAAGTCGGGGGTGGACGTGAAGATGGTCGGCGAGGAGCTGAACCGGGACTTCTACCGGTCTTCGCTCTCCCCCCTGGCGCACGTCATCGGCGAACGGTACGCGGAGATCAAGTTCGCCACGGAACTGAAGGGACAGGGCGCGGCCGGAACGGCGGCGGAAGTGAGCCCCCTGTTCCAGGCGTGCGGGTTCGCGGAGGTGGTCACCGGCGGGACGTCGGTGGTCTACTCTCCGTCTTCCTCCGCGTTCTCCTCCGTGACCCTCTACATCTACCGGGACGGCATCATCTACAAGGTCCTCGGATGCCGTGGATCGTTCGATGTGGACATGACCGTCGGGAAGTACGGGGTCATCAACTGGACCTTCCAGGGGCTGTATCAGGTCCCGGTGGATGGCGCTCTGGTGGCTGGCACGACCTACGACGCGACCCTGCCGCCGATCTGCTTCGGAGCGACCTTCTCCATCGGAGCCTACGCCGCGGTGGCGACGAAACTGGCGCTGAACATGGCCAACTCGCTCGCCTTCCGGAAGGATCTGAACAACGTGACCGGCATCCGGGAGGTGCTCATTACCGGATGGGACGACCGTGGCGGGTCCTTCGACCCCGAGGCGATCATCGAGGCCACGCATCCGTTCTACG